TTGTAATTCTTCAATGACTGCTAAACATTTAACAGCATCCATTTTTTTATGGACATAAATTTTTGCTTGTCCTTTTTTTCTTAATTCTTCTAAACCTGTAATAACAGTTGACGTTAAGTATGCATCATAATCACGTTTTAGTATCTGTTTCATATTCTAATAATCTTCCTGTGACCGAGTTGTATATTAGCTGACCACAAGTGCCAGTCTCTCCACTGAAACGATTTTTTAGAATACGAAGCGTTGTTAAATTAGATTTTTTTTCGCTTTGTTGGTTCCGTTCCAAACCTATTACAATATCAGACAACTGTCCAATTCCTGCTGATCCTCTTAATTGAGATAAAGAAGTATGTGCGCCTTCTTCATGGCCTTTATCGGCAGGTCGTTTTAAATGAGAAACTAATATTAAACCAATACCAGTTTCTTCAACCAAAGATCGAAGTCTAGTCATCGCATTATCTATGGCTCGGCGTTCATCACCACCTTCCAACCCAGATACTACAATGCTTATATGATCAAGTACAATGTAATCACACGCACATCCTTTTGCTAAGTATCTAATTCTATTTATTAAATTATCTGAATCTAAGGATCCAAAATGATCATAAAATAAAACATTTCCTTTACCTAAAACTTTATCAAAACTTGATTTTAATTTTGTATCTTCAACTGAACTATCGATATGTAATGGTATATCTAAATCAATTGATAATAAACCTAATGCAGTTTTTTTAACTGATTCTTCTAAAGCTATATAACCAACAGTTTTATTATGATTAACAATAAGATCATAAGCTATTTCTTTACATATTAAAGATTTACCAATTCCACTTCCAGCAGTTATAGTAACTAATTCGCCTCTTCTAAGTCCATGTGTTTTTAAATTTAATTTTTTAAAATGATAAGGAACAAACTCATTAAAATCTTTTTTAGATATTTCGTTATATAATGTACTGCCTTCTATAATTCCATCAGGTCTATATACTTGTGCATCGTATATAGAACTAATTAATTCTTGTACTTTATTTTGTAATAACATTTCATTTGCATCTTTAGCTTGCAAAGAAACTATTCTTGCTTGACCAGGTGAAAATAATTCAGCACATTTTTTTGCTGCTTCTTTTCCCGGTTGATCTTGATCAAAACAAATAACTACATCTTCGTAACCTTGTAAAAAGTCTAAACTATTTTTAAAATCTTTTTCTGCACCAGCCGCACCATTTTTTATAGAAACTACTGGCCATTTATTTCCAAATACTTGTGATATGGTTAAACAGTCAATTTCACCTTCTGTAACGACAATTCGTTTGCCATTTCCCTTAAAAATTTTTTCTCCAAAAAGCTTACTGCTTTTCGTATCACCTTTCCATGTAAATGATTTATCTTTAAATCTAAATTTAGTAGCTGTACCATAATCCATTATATGACATGGTTTTCCTTCTACTGTTCCAACTTTATAATTAAACTTTTTACATGTTTCTTCTGTAATTTTTCTTACAGATAATTTTTTATATTCGCCTATAAAAGTACCTGTTTGCATTATTGTTTCACCTCCTGTTTCAAAATATTTACAACCAAAACAATAAGCTGAATTATCATCGTATCTTGCTAAATTGTCTCTCGAATTACAATTAGGACAAGGTTCATGTTTTATGAAGTTTGCCATTTGCTTTATTCCATAAGTAATCTACAAACTCATTTCCACTATTGAACATCCAAATTGGTAATTCTTGTACTGAAGGTGTCATATCGTCTAAACACTTTTTTGCTTTTTCCCAATCACGTTCATATAAATGTTGTGATCCTGCATTTATTGATAAAGAACCTAAAATATAATTTTTATTATGTTGGTGTAATAATTGTAATAAAATATAAATTGAAATACATGTAAAATTAAATGCATCATAAGGCCAACCTAACCAAGCATCAGATGATCTCATTGTTGCGATACAATTTAAACGTCCATCTCTTAAAATAAATTGTAAACTACAAGTACACGGAATGTCTTTACTAATAGGAGGTTTTTCTCTCCAAATATTAATAACAGCTTGTCTTGAATAATCGTCTTTATTTAATGTATCTATTACATAAGATAATTGATCTACTACTTTAGGACCATAACTTCCAAAAAATCTAATTCCATCATCACTAAATTGTGAAATCATTTTTGAATATGGTGAAATAGTTTTAACTCTATTATCTCCTGATAATATCCATGCAGCTTCTGCGTATCTAAAAGATTCACCAATATTTCTTTCCCAAATACTTAAAAATGGAAAATTCATATCTATAGTTGTATGATAATTTAAAATTTCTTTAGTAATATGACCTCTTGGAAGTCTTACTAAACTTTGTTTTAAAATATTATTTAATAAACTTTGCCAAACTGCGTTTATGTTCATCTTTAAACTCCTGTATAAAATTTTCGACTGATTGCATTTCATAATCAAATATTTTAAATTCAGGACACAAATCAAAAATTACTTGATAATGGTCATAAACAGAGTCAACACTAGAAAAGTCTTCAGTTTCTAATCTTCGTTGAAAATATTTCATGACTAAATGTTTTGGAGGTAAACAACCAATATATAAAGGTTTGTATTCCTCACAAATTCGTTTTACTTGAGATACATTGTATTGAGTTCCGCCTCTAAATATATTTCCATATATTAATTCAGATGGCCATAACCTATCGACAATTGCATTTTTATGTAGTCTTAATGAATCAATATGTGAATGATATAAATCTTTATATTTTTTTGTTATATCGCCTTCTTGATTTCTCCATACTAATTGACCACGATCTAAACTATTATGTACGTATTTAAACTTACCTTTAAATTCTTCGTACAAAGCTTTACCTAATGTTGTTTTGCCAGAACAATCAGGTCCTTCTAATACAATTATCATTTTATTATTTTGCTCTCTCCTATATTGTAGTTTTTTTGTACAAACGCTTTAACTTTATCCATTGACGTTTGTTGTTGATTATTAAAAAAAGGTAATTCAAGTTGCCCATCATTATTAACTCCACCTACGACACAAACTGAAATTGCTTCTGGATTACCGATACCAACTTTATTAATATCTCTTCCTTTTTCAATTGTGCCATCAAGCTTAATTACAAAATGATAACCTATGCCTAATTTACCTGCTTCTAATTCTTGTTTATGAATATCATGTCTTGATATATGTTCATGCGGACCAGTTTTAGTCCTATGAATTTCTAATATTGTAGTTTTTTCCCTGTCTTTTAAACCTGGATTATTTTTTAGCATTGATCCACTCCTTTGGTACATTTTCATCTGCGTATAAAAATCCATGAGTTTCACACCACATGCCATATGTTGTCTTGGATCTCTTATTTAATTTTAATTTTGAATTACTAAATATAAATCTTATATCTAAATCTGGATGTTGTTTTTGTATTAACAAATGTTTTTGTCTATCCTTAGTACTAAACAATCCTTTTGCTTCTATTATAATTTTGTTTGGTAGGACAAAATCGGGCGTATAAATTGTGTTCTTAGATGGCTTAACATATTTAATTTTCAATTCTTCATATTGATAATTAACTTTAAGTTTATCTAATTGACTTGCAATTCGTACTTCAAAACCCGATCTAAATCCTAACTTCCTTGCTTTTTGTGTTGTTCTTGAATTAAAAGTCGTCCATGTCATTAGCAGAGCCTTCACTATCTGTTGTTATCTCTCCACTATGTTTGTAACCTTCTTCTGCTTTAAATCCGAAACCATCGGAATCTCCACCACCACCAGTTACTAACTCTATTATTTGAACTGCATTTAAGTACAAAGTTATACCATTATTTCCTGCTGCATTATAAGGCGCTGCAGTTGCTGATACTTTTACTTGTGATCCACCAAATACATTTACATTTTGCATTGGCTTACCGTCAGAATCAAATAAAGCTGGTTTATTTTTAGTTTTAAATCTGAAAATTATATTTCCAGTTTCTTTTTCGTTATCATCTGTTTCTTTAAAGTAAGGCATTTTGCCTTTTTTACTTTGAAAGTGTTTTCCGTAAAACTCTTTAATCTGTGCGGCTAAAGGTTTTGCGTCTTCCGATGATAGTAGAAGATCTGTTTTGTATACTCCATCTGGATTAAACTTTGTATCCGCTTTTGTAAGCCACGGATATTTAGCAACCCCTTTTGGTGTAACAAGTTTCATATATTTATCGTCCATAATTGTCCTCTTTTTGTTAGTGTCTTATGTTCTAATATGTGTACCTATTAATACACTAGTGTATAGATTAAGAGAAAAAATAGTCCGCCTCTAACACTTTATTAATATCTAAATTACCCTTTGTTGGTAATTCAGGTATTTTGTGATGATGTTTTTCTGGTATTAATGCATGCGCATATTGTAGAAAAACTTCTAATGGATCTACTTTAGTGTACATATCAACAAACGCTTCACGTAAACATTTATTTAGTTTACCTTGATTTGCTGCATGAGTTCCAAAAGAATCGTGGACCATCGCAAAATCCACTATGCCTTTTTCTTTAGCATAAGCTACAGTTAACAACATAACAGTAGCATCAAGTGAATGGACAAAATTTGGTGATATACCATTTGCTTGTCGTCTTTTATCTACTTTGTTTGTTGTTGACCGAATTCTAATTCTACCCATCATTCTTGTTTTAAGAACTGTTTCTGCTTGCGAATAATAAGCTTGTCGTACTGGAAAACCAAGTGGTGTTAACCAAAATACAGGTGTTTTTTGTTCTGCACATAATCTTGCAACTTTTTGTAACCAATTCATTGCTTCTGGTGCTTTAACTACTACTTCACCAATTGAATCCCATATGTTACCAGCTAAATATATTGCAGCTTGTTGTCTGTTTTGAAATTCTAATTGTTCATTATTATCTATACGTTTTTGTATATATTCATCTACAAATTCTGTTGCAGAATATCTTGTACTTCCATATGGCAATGTCATAACAGATCTTTTGCAAGCTTTCCGATCAATACCATATTCATTCCATTCACTTGCAATCCATTTTTTTTCTGATTCATCATTATCTAATTTTTTTTCTACAACATCAGATACCATTCCATAAATATCTTTTGGTTTATCTGTAGGTAATAAATTAACTGCTTCTCCACCTACATCGTCTCTTAACATTGCTGAAAAATGTTGAAGACCATTACAAGAACCATCAGAACAAACAGGTAAATACGAAATAAAATCTTCACCTTTTTGTAAGTAACCACTCCATTCAATACACGCAGCTAAAAATTGAAAAGGTTCTTCTGCATCTTCCCAAAAATTATTTTTAAATGGTTCATCACCACATTTTTTTATTATATCTGAATGTTCATGTGTCCATTTAACACGATCATCTAATGATAATTTATCTTTACCATATAAATTAGCAATATGTATTGCAAGGTAGCGTACTCCATCAGCACCTAATCTTAATCCATCTCCAAATAATAATAATGCTTTTGCGTAGTCTGGTCCTTGCGGATTCAAATATGGTGGTACTGGATATGCGCGTCCTCTAAAATCTAAAGTCCATACAAAATATAATTCTTCTTCTTTTTGAAATTTATCTGCTAAATAAATTGTTTTTGCTAATGCTAAACGTTTTGATTTAGTTCTTTCATTTGCTGTGTATACGGCAACAGCTTTTGATTTCCATTTTTTTAATGCAACTTTATCTGTTCCAATGTTATGTGGTTTTGGTGGTAAATCTAATAATTCATTATTAATTAATTTACCTCTGCTTCTATTACCATAATTATAACAAGTATTTAAAACTAACAAAATATTTTTATTAACTTTCCATTTTGTTTTTTGTAATGCATTAATAGAATTGTATACTTCAGGCATATCATATTGTTTTAGTTCTTCTAAATAATTCATATGTGAAGTTATACGATGTCCTTTAACTAAATATATTCCTTTAGTTTTTCTGTAACCACCATTAAATGGATTAGTCCAGTCAGTTGGTGGTACAATCATCGGAAAATGTTCTGGATTTAAAAATTCATTAAACTTTTTAGAATTGTTTATCCATTCCAAAGTTTTTGGTTCTGTTACAATAACATTATAAGTTTTGCCTCTATATGGTTTTGATTTAATACTAATTAAACCAGTTTTTTCTATAAATACCTGAAATAATGCTTCACCTACATGTAGTTTTTCTCTTGTTGTCCAAGGTGTCCATTGATATCCAACTTTTTCTTGTTGTTGGCTTAATTTATATTTTTTATAACCATAATGTACTGAACGACTTTCAATATCTTTAATAACTTTATCTATTAAAAATGGTTCCTTATCATACAAACCAGAAGACCATATTTCATCTTCTATTTTACCACCTAATGCAATTGCAGTAGCAGTAAATTTTCTATCTTTTGTACTTATTGCATCTATTATAAATCGTATAGTGATAGTAGCTGCAACTAATGGATCTATTAATTTAAGTAATTCATCAGATATTAGTTTTGGTCCTGTTTGTACAACAGCTAATCGTTCATCAATTCCTTTACCAACTTCTTTTACTGTAGCTGAAGTTATACGT